TGTGCTACCGCTACGCGCTCCAAGTCTTCCGCGCGCATCAACTCTCCGGCCTTGGCGAGCAGCCCATGAAGGGTCTGCGCTTCAGCAATCAACGACTCGCGGATAGCACCAAAGAACTCATCGTCCCCATCAAACACCAACGGACGGATTACGTCAATAATCTCTTCCATGACCTTCGCCAGGAGCCCCATCGACTCCCGCAGCTCAGGCTCGAATTCCGTCAGTCGGGTCTTCGGCAGCCGGGCGTACGCCGTCTTCGGAACGTGCGCCTCCAGCTCCCGGATCTGCCCCCACATGGCCGTGCGGATCTTCTCCTGGTTCGCCTCGTACAGCTTGAACCAGTGCTCGTCGCCCGTCGCGGCGCACGCCTCGTCCAGCTTCGCGATCACCTGGCTCACGCGGTAGACCTCCTCGGCCTTGACCAGGTTCGCCAAAGAGCGAACACGTGTTCGCTCGATCGCCTTCCCATGCATCAGGTCCGCCGTGAGGGCGCGCAGCTCGTCGCCCACCAGCCGCGGCAGCGCCGCCTCCTCGTGCACGGGAATGGTGCTGGGTTTCACTTCGACGTCCGCGACCGTAGGACCGTGGTCGCCAACACACGGGGTGAAGGTCGCCTCGTGCAGCTTGCCGTCCGGCGTACGGAACAGCGCGCTGCCCTCGCGCGTGGCCAGCAGATCCACGGCCACACCCACCTTCGCAGTCACGGCCGCTTCCACCAGGGAGATCCGCGCCTCCAGGCTGTCGCCCATCCACTTCTCCAGATCCTCACCGCGCACGTACATGGTTCACCTCGCTTGGCTCTCGTGTCTCGACTGGTTCGTCTGGCTGAGCGCCCGGAAGCGCTGCCCGATGCGGAACACGGCGGAGTCCGTGCGCTCCACCGACCGCGTCACTCGGTCGTTGCTCTCCTGCAATTGGTGCAGGGCCTTCTCGATCCTCTTGATGGACTCCTGCGGCACCTGCTCCTGCCCCGGCTGCCCCGGCTGTCCCATCAACCCGCTCTGCCCGGTCACCGGCGCACCAAGGGCCAGCGCGCCCTCGGGCCCCAGCTCGGGGAACTGCCGCATGATCTCGGCCTGCACCGACGCCTGTGCCAGAGCCTGTGCCTCGGCCTCGTGTGCCTTGGCCTCGGCCGCGAACAGCGCGTCCTCGTCGCTCATGTGGAAGATGTTGGCCATGATCCACGGCGCCGTGAAGAACGGCTGCAACGCCGCGGCCAGCCCCGCACGCGCGTTCCACACCTCCACCTGCTGCATCTCGAAGATGGAGCTGGGGGCGGGCATCTTGAGCGCCCACTTCACGGAGTCGGGGTCGATGTTCAGCGCGGCCAGGTGCACGCGCACCACCTGCCGCAGCCCCGTGATGAACTCGCGCTGGATGCGCATCTCCAGGCGCGCGAACTGCACGTCCTCCTGGGTGAGCGCCGCGCGGTTCGTGACCTCGGTGCCGCCGATGTACTGCGGCGGGATGCGCAGCGAGCTGAACAGCTTCTTCAGGAAGTAGCCCAGCACGCCCGTGTCGTCGTAGTCCGGTCCGCTCAGCACCTCCACCCGCGTGGCGTCCTTGCCCGCGCGCGTGGGGATGAAGATGTCCTCATCTTGAGAGAGCGGGTTGAAGCGGAAGTCCAGCTTGCCCGTCGCCGGGTCCATGATTCGCTTCTTCTTGTAGCGGCGCCGCACGTCGTCCACCACCGCGCGCGCCTCGCGCGGCGGGATCTCGCCCGTGTCGATGTAGAACGCGAACCGGGCCGGGGCCTTCGTGAGCTTGCAGACGAGGCTGCTGTCCTCCAGCATGAGCAGGCGCTTCCACACCCACCGCGAGCTGTCCAGCAGCGAGAACCCGTACAGGGCCCGCATCTGCTTCCCGCGCAGCCGCCAGTGCACGACCTCCCACGGCGAGAAGAACACCGCCCCATTGGTGCCCTGCTGCTGCCGCAGCCGATCCAGGTCCTCCTGCGTGGTCAGGTTGAACGCGAACGCCCCGCTCGGGTCCTGCACAAACCCCACGAGCGTGCCGCGCTGATCCACGATGCGGCGCATGGTGGGCGGCGGCAACCAGTTCAGGCCGAGCACGCCCTTCTCGTTGGCCACCACCTCGCAGTTGTGGACGACCACCCCCTCCGCCACGAAGTTGTGCGCCGAGTCCGCGATCTCCAAATCGTACACGTGCGCCGTCCCCGCCGGGGTGATCTCCACCAGCGACTCCGACACGAAGTCCTGCTGGAACTCATGCCGCGAGAACGTGAGCGTCGCCGCCTCACGCACGCGCTTCACTTGCTTGCCCTTGATGATGGGCTCGCGCCGCGTACGCATCCGCAGGTTCCCCGACCGGTAGCCAAGACCGTCGATCAGATTCTTCAGATCGCGCGCCAGCTCCACGTTGGCGATCTCGTAGTGGTACGCCTTGTCCTTCCACGTGGCGGGCTTCGAAACCCACCCGTCCGCATCCATGAATCCGTCCAGGAAGGCTTGCCTGTGCTCGCGCGGCAACTTGCCCAACCACCCCGGAAGCCGCTTGACACCCGCGCCATTGTGCCACCCCAGGGACAGCAGGAAGCACTTGAACAGGACCGAGTGCACCTGCGTTAGGGTGCCATCGTCGGTGGTGTTAGGATCGAGATGCAACCGCCGCAGCAGGTCGTCGTAGCAATCGTTCCGGTCCTGGTACACACCGCGCGCATACCACACCGTGGAGTTGCTGACATCCATGCGTTCGGTCCCGAGACCGCCGTCGCCCCACAAGAATCCCAACAACTGGCACAGCCACGGCTCCATGCGCTCGGGCAGCACGAACTCGTTGAAGACGTTACCACCCACGCTGCGCTGCTTGGGCCGTACCTCTTTCTCGTACAGGTCCGACCACACGGGCACATGCTTGGCATCGTGCGCAGCCGTGGCGATCACGAGGCGCGGCGTCTTAGACTGGTTGATGTTCCCCCGCTTCCGCTTGCCAGACGCGGGCCACCGCACCACGCGCAGATCGCCGACCCGCACCCACTCCGTCTTGCCGTCCCCACGATCCACCAGCACCGGGTGGTCAGCCGTGGCCAAGAACTCCCGGTGCCGCGTCCGCACGCGGAAGATCTCCCGCGTCCCGTTGTCCAAGCGCTTCGCCACGGGCACCAGCGCCTTGCGGCCGTTCCGATACCCGATCACCCGCGTGCCGGGCTCCACCGTCTCGATGGCGCGCGGGCCGTGCTCCGTCCACACGCGCGTCCCCTCGGGCATACAGTAGAGGTTGCCGTACTTGCACAGCGTGCGGATGGCCGTCCAGATCTCGTCCTCGATGTGGAGGCGCCGGTCCAGCAGGTCGTTGATGATGTCGCGGATGACCTTGTCCTTGGACGCGCCCCAGATCGTCGCCTCGTGCACGGTATCGGCCACCGTGGCGTCGTCGGCGTAGATGTCCAGGGCCGCGGACACCTCCGGGTAGTCGTCCATGTTCTCGTAGTCGGCAAACCGCAGCATGAGGTCGGTGTCGACCGACAGCATGGTGGCCAGCTGCATGTAGGCGCCGGACATGCCGGAGTCGGGCGTGGTCGGGATCTGGCGGGGCATCGTGGCCTCGCCGGACGCGCCCCGGGAGAGCGCCGCCACCTGCCCCGCGGCCTGCCGACGGAAGAGCTTCTGAACCGTGTCCCTCCAGCTCATCAATCATCTCCCATCAGGATCGGCGGCAACAGATCGCTGTCCTGCATGCTGCGCTGTGCGGCTCGAACATCCTCAAAGTCCACGTCCTCGGCCGGGATCAGCGGGCTGACCCATTGGTGCTCGTGGCCCACCTTGACCTTGGGTGTATCAGCATCCGCTGCCCACGGCAAGCGGGCTGCTCGTTGCCTCAACCCCCAGACCACCCCGGCCAAGGCGTCCGCCACGTCCTTCGTGTTATGCTTCGGGTGGTCGATCTTCCCCTTGACCCGGTCGTACTCCAGGGCCCTCAGCTCGCTCAGGAGCAACGGATAGTCGTACAGATCCAGGCGCCGCTCGTAGATCGCCGACTTCAGCTCCTCGTACGGCTGAACCGTCGTGTCCATGGAGATCAGCTCCGTGTGGATGCCGTGCCGCCGCACCTGCTGGTGCATCTCCACGTACTGGTACGTGTCCGTGCTGAACCCCGCGATCGGATAGCCGTGTGCCTGCAACTCGTACACCAGGCGCCGCACGTCCGGCATGTAGATCTGCTCCCCAGCCGGTGGCCGGATACACAGCATGACCTCGACCACGTAGTAGGGCGCCGAGTCCGTGTAGCGGTTCCCATCCCCGTCGCGCCGCACCACCTCCACCCAGCGGTCGATGTACCCCATGCAGAAGCCGGTGGAGTCGCCCGAGGTGGACGTGTCGATGTGAATCCACCGCGGCATCTGCGGGTTCTCGCGCGGCACCCACGCGTCCTCGATGAAGCCGCCGGGCAGGCGCCGCTCGATCTTGCGGCACATCTTGTCCCACTGAAAGGAGCCCGGGCCGCCCGCCACCCAGTGCTCCATGCTGAACGGGTGCGGCCGCGAGTGCACCACGCACTCGTCGATCGCGTCCACGCGCTGGAAGAACGCGCTGATGGCCTGCGTGCTCACGCCCGCGATGTCGCGCAGCGAGTCCTCCAGGTTGCCCTCGAAGTCGTCCCGGAACTCCACGGGCACCTCGACCATCCAGGCCTCGTGCTCGTCCAGGTACTCATTGGTGATCTCCTCGGCCTCCTCGGCATCCAGGATGCGGGACCGCAGGCTCGACTTGGAGCACAGCACGTAGAACACCTCGCCGCAGAAGTGCCCCTCGGGCATCGTCGACCACTGCGTGTGCTCAACCACGAACACGTCCGGGTCGTCCTTGTCCTCCCGCATCTTGCGCTCGGTGAAGGAGTCCAGGGTCGCCGCCGACGACGACAGGATGACCATGCCCGGGAAGTCCCCCCCCACGCCCAGGAAGCGCGACTTGATCCGGCGCACCAGGGCCCGGTACACCTTCTCCACGATGTCGAAGTGCGCCGCGGTCATGCGCTTCCCGAACGTCTGCTGGATCTGCTGGGCGTTGCGCTTGGGCGGGAAGTTCGTCTCGTCGCAGATCGCCGAGAAGATGGCCGTGCCCAGCGCGCGCTCCGCCCCGTACGAGCTGATCGTCATGCGGATGTTGTTGGGAAACAGGGTGTAGTCGGTAGAGATCTTCGGCGGGAACTTCGACATGAAGTACGGGCTCGCCTTGATCTTGTCGTCCACCGCGGTCTTCAGCACCTCCCGGCACAGCACCAATGACCTGGACATGAGCATCAGGACCATCTCGGTCCCGGGCCCCAACCCGAACGTGCTCTGCGGATCTCGCAGGCAGCTCAGCTCGTAGATGATCCGGCACATGGCCGTGGCGCTGAAGAAGGTGTTGTGCAACACGATCCCGTTGCCGACGAAGTTGTGCGTCTCCGGCACCTCCAGGTCGCAGACGGCATGGTCGCCCGCGTCCTCGATGCCCCGGATGCGCTCCCACAGCAGGTCCGAGGTCGCCAACCAGGCGTAGCGCCCCCGGTACCCCGTCTCCGCGCACATCCGCTCGAACGCCGCCCGGCTGATCCGCTGGCCGCGCGGGCAGTGCATGGCCCGCACGGGACGCCCCCCCGCCGCCAGCAGCTCGGCCCGGATCGTGCGCAGCTCGTCGAACCCGACCGGCACCACGTCCGAGTTGGGGTTCGACTTGATCGCGGCGCACGCCCGGCGCAGGTCCGCACACGCCTGCTCCTTGCCGGGGATCGGGCCCACCGCGTCCAGGAACGCCAGGATCTCGGGCGCCCCCGTCACGGTCAGGCACCAGGCGGGGAACCACCGGCGCTCCCCCGTGGGCAGCCGGTAGGACTTCTTCTTGGGGTACTTGCGCGCGTGCACGCCCAGCCGCAGCAGCAGGAAGCGCAGGTCGTCGATCAGGCCCTCCGACGCCAGCGTCACCTCGGCCTTCTGCGGCTTCCCCGCGGACAGCGACCCGTCACACGCCCAGAACCGGTTGAGAAACAGGGCCACCTGGTGAACAGGGAGGCCGTACCACTCGGCCGGGAGGCGCTTGCGGATGGCCTTCTTCTCGCACCCGTACTGCGTGACCAGCCAGCGCACCGCGCTCGCCCGCAGCGTGGTCGCCGCGCTCCCGCGATCGTCCTTCACCCGCTTCGTCCCGGGCTTGATCCACCGATGCCCCTTGTCGTACTTGCTCGAATCCCCCAGCCGCGACACCAGATCCGCGAACTCCTCCAGCAAGACGGGCGTCTGGTTGGTGAACGTCGTCGGCCCCGTGCAGCCGCCGTCCGCCATCAGGAGCGCCACGAAGCGCACCACGTCGTCGGACACCTCCGGCCCCACCGCCGGGGCGGGCACGCGCCGCGGCGTGGCCACCAGGTCGTCCATGGTCAACCGCGCGGCCTCCACCCACCCCCGATCTGTAAACACCTTGTGGTCGGCGCTCAGGATGACCCACTGCCCCCCGGCCAGCACCAAGCGCACGCACCGCTTCCGGCCGGAGGGGAAGGCCCGCGCCCCCTGCGCCTCCAGCGCCCCTCCGTCCGCCATGGAGGGCACCGTGAACCGCGGCGTCCCCATAGCCTCGCCCACCGTGGTGCGCCGCCCGCTGGAGGGCAGGTAGATCTCCGTGCTCGGGTGCACGCACTTTCCCCATCCGATGCTTCCCGCCAGCACCACCTCGCGGTGCGGCGCCTCGAACAGCGCGATCAGGCTCTCCCGCACCCCCGGCCGCAGCGTGACCATGGAGTCCCCCAGGTAGTAGGGGTCGTCCAGGAACTGCTCCATGCTCACCGGCTTTGTGTGGTACAGCCCGTTCTCCAACTCCTCGCTCAGCCGCGCCGCCTTGGCCGGGTCCGTCTCCGACAGGAGCGACTCGAACAGCGTGCGCGACTCCAGGGGCAGCAGCGCCAGCGCGTCCACCACCGCGGCCTGGTCCTCGGCCACCGTGCGGATGCTGCGCCGCCTGCCGTCCGGCCCCGTGCGGATCACCCGGCCCTCCCATTGGTGCAGGCGAACACGTGTTCGCTTTTGTGGACCCCGGCGCCGCCGAACATTATCCTCGCGCGCGCGTAAACAGCGATTTTCGCGAATCCTGTGTTTTGTTCGGTTCTCATGGCGCCGCATCTACTTCGGATTCGACCGCATCCCCTGGATCGTTGGGGATGTCGATGACGTCCTCGCGGCCGGACAGCCGCATGACGCGCTTCAGCAGCCCCAGCACCTGGGCCCGCTGCACCGGGTCCGCGAAGGCCCGGGCCGCGCCCTCGCCGTACCGCTCCCGGATCTCCGTGAGCCGCTCGGCCGACACCGTGAGCGTCCCCAGGTCGCGCGAGCCCGTCAAGCCCAGGTCCATCTTGATCGCGTGCATCTGCGCCACGAGATCGATCAGCACCTTCATCTGTTTGTCCACCCCCGCGTCGATCTCCCCCGTCCGCCGCTCGCGCCCGTGCGCCAGGTCCAGCCGGTACAGGGCCACCTCGTACGTGCGCTCCAGGCGCCGCAGGTCCTCCATGCGGTCCCCGAACTCCTTGGACGCCTTGATCAAAAGGTGCGGCAGCCGCGGCGCGATCAGGTCCGCCTCCGCCACCTCCTCGTTCACGTACCGCCGCAGCATCTCGCACAGCGACTTGCGCGGCACGTCCAGGTACTCCCCCTCCTCCTCCTGGATGTAGCGCGCCACGTCCGGGCACGGGTACCCCGCCACCAGCCGCTCCAGCACCTCCGTGTGGCACCGCAGCCCCTTGATCCGCGCGAACGGCACGATCTGCCGCCGCTGCCCCCCCACGCTCGTGTGCATGCGCCGCTTCGCCATCACTGCACCAATGCCCCCCACCCCCTCGCCCCCCGTTTGTCAATCGAAAAATCCCCGCGCCGCCCACGCCCCATGGTGCAAGGTTCCGGGTGGGGTTCCGGGTGGGGTTCCGGGCGGGAATGCTTCGGGGGCATTCGCTTGGGGATCAGCATAGGGGCTATGGGGGGGATCGAGATCTTTGAACCCAGTGGGGGGCGCAACTGCAACGGATCGTGGATCATGGGATCATGTCCTGTGCGCGCGCAGGGTTAGGGGCTCTCGCGCGCCCCTTCAGGCTAGGCGCGATCGGGGGTGTTTGTCAATGGGGTATTTAGGGGCGGCGGAGGGAGTGGCAGCGATTCTTCCAGAGCCGATCCTGACGGCAGCAGCCCTCGTAGAGTTTTCGCCCGTATTCGTGATCGGTCCCCCGCACCTCGAAGGCCCGACAATCGCTGCGCTGACACGGTCCGTTGCTCCGATAGCGCTGCGGGTCCGGCGGCGGGAGGCCCCCCAGCTGTACCGGCGGCAAGGGCGGGCCCATCTCGCCCGCTGGACGCAGCGTGTGAAGATCGCACCGAACGGACTGGTGCCGATCCGGGCAGGCCCAGAAGAGGCGATCCCACCAGTTGCGGTACGGGTACAGCACCTCGCCGGTGATCAGCACCGCCCGCGCGCCGCACTGCCCGCACACCGGGGGATCGGCCCGCCAGCGCGCCGCCTCCTCCCGGCACTCCTCCGCCTTCCGCCGGATTCGCGCCTCCGTCGCCTGCACCTGGCGCCGCAGCGTGGCCAAGCTGGGACGCTCCCGCATCTACTCCTCCCGTTCGCGCTGCAACCGCACCAGCTGCGCCACGAGATCCTGCGCGCCCTGGGCCGCCACCACCTTCTGGGCCAGCATCGCCTGCGCCTCGTCCACGGCCCGGACCATGTCCCACAGGTTACACTCGTCCCGGTTCCCCACGCAGGAGGAAATCACGTCCGTTTCCGTCAGCACCAGCGTCAGCATCGCGTTGGCCCCCAACATCGCCCGCAGGACCTCGTGCATCTGCTTCTGCTTCTCGTCCGCCCGGATGGAATCCACCACGTCACCGTCCGTCGCCAGGTGCTCCGCCACGCTCCGCGCCAGCAGATCCACCGCCGCATCCACCTGCCGCTGCCGCTTGCCCAGGTAGTCCAGATCCCCACGCTTTCCCGGCTCCAGATCCTTCAGCTTCTCCCGAAGTTCCCGGTTGTGCCCGCACACCTCCTCCAGGTTGGCCACCAGCTGCTCCTTGGTCCGCTTCATGAGCGTCTTGCGCGCCCGCGCCCGGAGCTGCTTCGCCTGCGCCGCCTCCCTCTCCCACATCGACTTCTCCTGTCCCATCGCCTCCTCCTTGCGAACTCGTGTTCGCTCCCTACGTTCGTTCCCTCGCGGCCGCCGCGGTCAGCTTCTCCAACCGCGCCAGGTCCGCGGGCGTTGCCGCACGCACGCAGACGCGCCCCGCCCGGAAGGTCGACCCGTGCGGCGAGGCGATCAGGATGATGCTGTGGCAGCCGCCCTGCGCCTCCCCCTCGAAGCCGCACACGTGCCCCACCACGGGCGGGTCCAGCGGCGCCATGCTGCCCAGCGGCCCCATGGTCCAGATCGCCACCGGTGTGCCCAGCACGTCCGCGTCCGTGCCCAGGTTCTCCATCAGATCCACGATCTCTTCCGTCATCGGGTCCTCCTTTCCTAGTCCAGCACCGACGGGAAGAACTCGCCCCAGCGAGCGTGCAACGCCATGAGACGCGCCACCTCCCGATCGATCCGATCCTGCGCCCAGGTGGCGGCCTTGTCCCGCGTGCGGAACACGTCGCCCTCCGGAACCGTCATGGAATGCACCGATCCGCCCATCGGACTCTCCATGCCCCCCATGAAGGCCACGAGGACGTAGTTGTTCGAACGCAGATCCGTAGCGTGCGGATCTCCCGGAGTGGCGACCAGCATCACCTCCCTGCGCACGCAGGTCCCCACCACCAGCGCTTCCACCAGGTCCTCCGGGTACGGCACCGCGTCGCTCGCGTGCCCCGCCACCCGCGTCTGCACCCACACCCGATCCCCGAACCGAAACTCGCCCATGACTACTCCTTGCGCTCCTTGAACCGGCCCACCCATCCACAGGTGGGGCAGATCACATTCCAAAATCCCGTCTGCATCTTCCAGGACGTGGGCAGCCCGATGATCCCGCTTGTCGTTTTCCCATGGCGCGTCACCGTCTCGTCCAGCAACTCCCACGCGCGCCCCTCGATCCGGGCCTCGTGCGAGAACCACTGGTGGCAGCAGGGGCACTCCTTGATCTTCCCCTCCAGCTGCGCCCAGATCTTCTCCATGCTCATGACCCCTCCTTGGGAATGTCGACCGGCAACATCGCTGCCAGCGATCCACGAAGACGCGCGGTCTCCTCGCGCAACCGTTCGAACCCCGCCGCGGCCGCCATGGCGTTGGAGCGCCACCGCTCGATCTCGTCCACCAGCCAGGCCACGTTCTTCGCCCCGTCCGGCCACCGGTCCGCCTGGCCCGGGTGCGCCGCCTGCCACAGCACCCGCGCCCGCTCCATCATGCGGCTGTGCAGATCCGCCGAAGCGCGCAACTCCAGGCACTCCGCGCGCCAGTCGTGCGGCTCGCAGTTGTCTCCCCAACACATCGCCGCGCAGTGCCCGCACTCACACCCTGGCGGGTGCGCCGGGTCGTCGTAGTCGGCCTGCGTCGCCCGCGGCTTGTCGCACCGCTCGCACCGCTCCCGCGCATCCATTGTGCGCTGGCTCGGAGGAACCGGATCGGCCGGGCCCACCGGCTGCGTGTAGCCTCCCTCGTTCTTCCAAAACGCCATGGGCTACACCCCCTCCGGCAGCTGCCCCGTCCCGTCGCAGCGCGGACACCAGCGCTTCCCCCGCTGGCGCCCCTGCTCCCAGCGCATCGCCGGGGACAGCGCGTAGACGCCGACCGCCGCCGGGGACTCCGTGTACGGGTTCTGCTCCGCCGTCGCCCCCGACCGCCCCGCCGCGCACCCCGCCTCGTAGATCGGATCGATCGCCTGCATCACCGCACCTCCTCCTCCGCCAGCTGCCGCTCCAGCTCGGGCAGCCGGGCCGCGCACGCCCGCGCGTGCGCCACCTGCTCCCGCAGCGCGCACCGGGCGCACCAGTGCCGGTACCCGCCGTGGATCAGGCCCATCGTGCCGTCCGGCGCCCACACGATCGTCGCCGGGCGCTCCCCGCACTTCTGACAGGTGCCCCGCGGCGTCATCCAGTCCCAGACCTCGGGGGGCACCTCGATGCGCGTCTCCGCCGGTCCGACGTCCTTCGACACCGTGGTTTTGTAGGCGGGAGACTCGCCGCGCCTCATTCGCAAGATCCTCTCGCGCAATCTCAGCAAGCCCCTCGGGTCGCCTGGATCGTTCGTCAGCTGCGTCACCTGCCCTGGCAGGATCTTGTAGTCGTCGCTCATGACCGCTCCCCGCACCGATCGCAGGCATCCTCCGCCCGCAGCCGCGCGGGGTCGTACTTGTCGCGCAGCACCTGGGCGATCTCGGGGCGATCCAGCAGGTACGCCGGGAGGCCTAGGCGCTCCCAGCCGTCCCGCTCCGCCGCCACCAGGTGATCCCGCAGGGCGTCCGCTCCGACCGCCAGCGCCAGCCGCAGGACCTGGGTGGCCCGGCTCAGCGCCTGGGCCCGGTGCAGATCCCGGCGCGCGTTCTCCACCGGCCCGAAGTCCACCGGCTTGGCGTCGGGCCCCGTCCCGTCCATGGTCAACCACTCCGTGAACGCGTCCGGGTCGATCAGCCGCGCCGCTTGCTCTACCAAGTTCATGTTCCCTCCTTGAGCGAACTCGTGTTCGCCCTAGCGCATGCTCCCAGCATTTGTTTCGCAGTGATCTATGTCCATGCTCTCGTTCTTAGGTCTGCGCATCATCCTATCCATGCACGGGAAACTGGTTTCGTGCTCCTCGCTGTCCATGCAATGATCGCTGGCTCTGCCTGCGGCCCTGTCCATGCATCGGGGTTTGGTTTTGCCTCCCGCTTTATCCACGCACCCTGCCCTGATGCTGCCCCGTCTCCTGTCCATGCTGGGCGTCTTGTTGCTGCATCATCGATTGTCCGCGCCCATCGCTTTGATTTTGTCCGCCTCGTTGCCCATGTTGGGTATCCACGCTCGTTCAGTTGTCTCTGCCTCCATGATTGCCCATGCCTTGAACACTGTTTCCGCCTCGAACGTTTTCCACGCTTTCTTGGATGATCTCGCTGGTTTCATTGTCCATGCAGCAGGAGTTGTTTTTGTCTCGGCGATTGTCCATGCCTCACCAACTTGCTCTGTCGCCCAACCTGTCCATGCGCTCAGGGTTGGTTTTGACGCCTTCGCTGTCCATGCTGCGCCTCTTTGTGTTGCAGACCACTTTGTTCATGCCGCGGCCCCTGTTTTTGCAGCGGGTTTTATCCATGCTCCGGCAGATTGTTATGCGGTCGACGTTGTCCATGCCGGGACCATTTGTTCTGCGCAATCGGCTATCCACGCCGCTACCATTGATTCTGAGTGCCAGTTTGTCCACGCCCCACCATTTGTCTTTGCCATGGGTCCTGTCCATGCCCAAGTCGCTGGTTTCGTCTTCCCGGGTATCCATGCCGACACCGCTGGTTCTGCTCCAACTTCTATCCATGCATCCCGTGCTGTTGTTGCTAGGCCATATGTCCACGCGTCGCGTCTTGATTTTGCGGCCAAGGTTGTTCATGCCGCTTCCCTTGATTCTGAGTGACTCACTATCCATGCGTTCGTTCTTGGTTCTGCCCCTCATCCTGTTCATGATGGGCGAGTTGTTTTCGCACGGGGCGTTGTCCATGCGGCGCTTCCTGGTTTGGCCGAGGGGGATGTCCACGCGGCCTCTCTTTTTTATGTCGGCTCGAATGTCCACGCTCGATCTGTTTGCTATGCAAACATCGCTATCCATGTGCGCATCGTTGGATTTGCTTCCAACCCTGTCCATGCCGTTGGGGTTGGTTCTGCCCCGGCCACTGTCCACGCCGCGATTCTTGGTCTTGTCGGCCAGTTTGTCCATGCTCCGTCCGCTTGTTTTGTGTGGGCACTTATCCATACCGATCATCCTGATTACGCTCGATCCCCTATCCATGCCCGATCCCATTGCGCGGCAAGATCATCTGTCCATGCCTCGTAGGCTGTGTTTGCCGTCACTCTTGTTCATGCCACCGCAGTTGTTTCTGCCCCGTACTCGATTCACGCCTCGCAATTTTGTTCTGCCATCTGGATTTTCCATGCTCCGCACACTGGTTTCGCTTGGGCGGTTGTCCATGCCGTTCTCGCTTGCCTTGAGCCAACCACTGTCCATGCCGATTTCATTGTCCCTGCTGGTCGTCTTGTCCATGCGATGATCACTTATTTCGCGCGATCCCATATCCATGCACGAGGTGCTGTTCCTGTCCTGATCCTTGTCCACGCTACTCCTTCGGCACGTAGTCCCCGTGATGCGTGACGCCGAGGTACTGCTCCTCGTAGGGCAGCCGCGACGGGAGCCCCTCGCACCGCCGCCACTCGATGAAGAAGTCCACGATGAAGCGGTAGGCCGCCGCGCGCCGCCCCATCATGTCGATCGTGCCCTTGGACCGCCAGGGGTCGCGCTGCGCCACCCGCTGCTTCACCCCGTCGTAGATGGCCCGGTACTTGGGGTGGCGCTGCTTCACGAACTGGTCCACCACCCCGTTGTCCCCCAGCAGCTTGGACCGCAGCTGCGAGTTGAAGCTGAGCGCGTTGCCGGTCGTGCGCCGCGGCGAGACCATGCGCGGGATCGCGGGCTGCAACGTGCCGTCCCCGAGCTTGAGCAGCGGATTCCCGTCCTCCAGCATGTTGGGCAGCGCGACACCGTTGTGCACGCAGCGCTTGTACCCGGTCGGGTGGTTCGTGTAGGTCGGGTGCTTCCACACCTTGCTCCTGCCGTCGTAGTGCAGGTTGTGCAAGCACACCGGGCAGGCGTAGCCCTGCTCCGTGGAGATGCCCGCGTAGCGCGCGAACGTGCTCGGCTTGCGCTCGTGCATGCGGTAGTGGCCGATCGGAACCGGCTGTCCCTGGAGCGGGCAGTCCTTGGATTCCAGGCGCTGCCCATCCCACGCCTCGATCTTGCGGATGATGGACTCGTCCTGTTCCTCCTTGCCCCCAACCTCTTCGGCACCGTCGTCCTCGGTCTGCCCCCGCTTGACCACCGTGCTGTTCGGCAACACGGGGTGCACATACGTGCCGTCCAGCTGCCGGTGCAGGTGCGTGCCGCAGCGCAGGCAGATGCCCGCGTCGTACACGTCCGGGAACTCGGCCAGCACGTACCCCGCCAACCAGCCCGCGCCGAGCCCAGGCTGGCTCAGCAGCCACAACCCGATCTCGCTCTGCGCCACCAGGTACTTCACCGACTTCTGGATCGCCTCGCGCACATCCCCGAACGCCACCCCGAGGTTGGACAGCAGCATCTGGTCTCCGCTCAGCAGGTCCGCATCGTTGACCCCCTTCATGGGAGAGCGCGTGCGGTTCTGCATCGCGATGTCCAGCTTGCCGAAGTCCCCAGCCGCCCGGACCACCATGCGCAGCGTGCGCTGCCGCTCCGGATCGTTGGCCCAGTTCGGGATCACCTCCGGGTTCATGGAGGCCATGCCCTTCAGCAGCGCCAGCGCGTTCTTCGGCTTCTCGATCTTCTCGGTCGGCTTCCTGGCAGTCCGCTTCTTCCGCTCCTTCGGCGGACCGTTCTCCTTGGCTTTTCTCGGCATTGGAAACCTCCATCATCTCGCCGCGGATCGGGTCCGCGGGCTTGGCAGTCCCGCTCGCGCGGGGCGTGGCGATCTTCGCCACTATCGATGGCAATATTAACCGATTCGCAATTGTTTGTCAACAACCATTTCGCCTACCATCCGCATCTTTTTTTCTGGCGCTCCCGCAGCACGTCCTGGTCCTCTTCCGCCTCGAACAGCGAGCACATCGCGAGGTTGGCGCCCTCGGCCACGATGAAGACGTTGCGCTTGCACCCGCATCCGCCCTTCCAGGATCGGCACCAGCCGCACTTGAACTCGTACAGCCCGTCCCAGGAGGACAGCTGCACCGCCATGGCGTCTTCGATGCCGCCCATGCTCACTTCCCCCTGCGCTGCAAGCGATCGATCTCGGCCGCGATGAGCGCCCCCGCCTTGACCAGCAGGTCGATCCGCTCCGCCTTGCTGTAGGTGCGCGGGTCGGGTGGCAGGTGGCCTGGATTCCTCCTGCAACTCCCGTACGTCAAGCGCTTGTCCCATTGCAGATCCCACGAGTCGGGCCAGGGATCGTCCAGTGAGAGCCCGGCCGCGTGCTCGTACTTTTCGTAAAGGCGGATCGGCGTCGCGTAGCAGACCGCGGCCAGCGCCAGGCTGCCGTCCGTGTGCGCGTCGTCGTGCTCGGGCGTCCAGCCCTCCGCCTCGATCTGCCGCTGGCGCTCGACCCCTATCAGTTCGATGCCGGTCATGGCTTCACCTCCCCATCGGCGGCGGCGAGAATTTCGTCGGTCAACGCTTGCCACGTGAGCCCCTCGAATTTCCCCGGTATTTTCATCTTGTATTTCATCATCACGGCAGCCGCCCGCTCCACCCGTCCCGCATCGCGAGCGCGGAGGGCGGCGAGTTGCTCTCGCAGTTCAGCGATCACGTCGGCCTCGTCGGTTTCAGCCGCACGTTTCCATCTCTCGTTCTCCTCCCGCGCCGCCTTCAACTGCGACTCCAGGGCGGAGATGCGGGCGGCGCTCGGATCGTCCTCGTCACGGACGGCATATGTAACGATTTCGTCGAACCGCTCATCGTCCGACTTCTCGCATGACGTCCTCTCTGCGCTACCGAGAACGACGCCCCAGCAGATGTCATCGACGTTGTCGCTCCACCCGTCGTCGGCGGCGCTGTCCGCCTCTTGCTCCAACGTCGCTTCAGCCTCGGAGCGGGCTTCGTCCGCAGTCTCGTGGAAGGAAATTCCGTCCACCGGGTCATAATCGAAATATCTCATCCTACTCCTCCCTCTCCTCGCCCGAGTGGGCGGGCTCGCTCCCATCCCCTGCACCTGCCGTGCCAGGGCGGGAGGCAATGTCGTGAACGAACATCTCAGTCGTCCTCCTCGGTCGTGCCCACCTTGCGGTTCCCGGCGTGAAACTCCTCGGCCTCCAGCAACAGCGGCGCCCACTGGAGGTAGTCCGCCCGCGTCCTCGGGTCGTCGAAGAACAGGTGGAAGTCCCCCGGCGTGTACGCGCTCACGTTCAGCAACTTGCTCGCTGGCACCTCGATCGTGCAGGGGATGCGGTCGGGCAGGCGGTTGCCCCACGCATCCCAGATGGTCCCCTGGCGCTTCCGAGTCCAGTGGTACGAGCAGCGCTTGGCCCGCCCCTTGTAGCCCACCACGCGGGCCAGCGTGCCCGGCCCCGGGTCGCCGTAGGGCTGCACCCGCTCCGGCCGGTAGTTGCCCTTGTCGCGCCAGTCCCGGTCGCGACGCGCGTTGGCCTTATCCGCCTCGTGGCGCTCCCACGCCTCCTCCTGCCCCACCGTGACCGACCCCACCGCCAGCGAGGCGTTCAGGCGCGCCCGGTACGCCTCGAAGTCGGGGGGCGGCCCCGCCGTCAGCCCCCGCGACGCATCGTAGATCAGCTCCAGCCCGGCCGCGAACCCGGCCGCCGTCCAGAGCTGCCATGGCGGGTGCGGGTGCAGCGCGGGGCTCCGGTCGAGCAGGCCCTGGAGGACCAGCACGAGCCGGTTGTGGCGCTCCATCTCGTCCGCGATGAACTGGCCGATCTCGTCGTGGTAGATGCAATCGGGCGTGAACTCGTAGCAGCGCTTCGAGGTTCGGGAGACGCCCGGGCCCACCCCGCGCTTGGCGTACTCGCGCTCTTCCTCGTCCTCCTTGGCGATCATGGCCTGGAAGTCGCCCTCGGTGTAGAGGCGCTCCACGCTGGCGTTGCACATCTTGGCCCACACGCGCCCGGCGAGCTGCGCCCGGTCCAGGTCGGGGAACAGCTGCTCGCCGAACTCGATCCCGGTGCTCAGGCGGTACATCTGATCGCCGTTCCGGATGTACAGGAACGTGAGCTTGTCCAGCTTGTACTCGTCGGCGATGCGGAAGAAGTCCGAGAGGCTGTAGGCGCGCCGCTCCTTCTCCTTGCGCCGCACCCGGAATGCGATGAGGCAGCGCTGGTACGGCAGGATGCGATCCCGGTGCGCGGGCTCCGCCAGCCACGCATCAAACTCCCCGATGCTCTTGAAGTCCATGCCGCCCGTCCGGTACTGCGCCAGGCACTCTTCGTCCATGTAGGCGCGGTGCTGAATCAGGCGCACGCGCTCCCCGACCGCGGCAGGCTCGCCATCCCGGATCTGCTCCAGCTCCTCGATCAGCCCCGCGTACAGCTCCACATTGAAGATGCGCCCTTTGACCTTCTTGAGCACACCCGACAGCTCGTCGACCTGCGCCTCCATGGGGATCAACGGCGCCTTCATCCACGCCGCCAGCCCCTCGCTCGCTGCCTTGATGCGCTTGAACAGATCGGGCAGCGTCTTCTTCTCGGCCAGGATGAGAGCCGCCTTGTACTCCTCCACCGGCTCGTTGCTGCTGCACCGTGCCAGCGCCTGCGTCTCGCTTCCTGGGGCCGGGAGCGCCTCCGTCGTGATCGACAGCCGCGCCGTGAGCGTCCGCACCTCGGCCATCAAGGAGCGGACCTCCTGCTGACGATCACGGATCTCGCGGTCGATGATCGGATTCGGATCGAAAACGCGCGCGCAGCGCTTCCAGAAGTTGTCGAAGTGGATGCGGCTCTTGTAGCGCACGCCTTCCAGCTCGGCGTAGTTGGACCCCACCTCTGTCACGCACCCCAGCCACGCCTCGGCGTCCCTGTTCCAGCACGTGTCGACGTCCTTCTCGTACTCGTGCCGGTAATATCCGCTGTCTTCGTCCACGCCCACCTGCCGGTTGGGCTGGACGTGGTACCACTCCCCGACCTGCGGGAAGCCGTCGTCGCCGCCCATGCGATCGGTGGCGGGATCGCGCCGGGCGATCGGATCGCGCTGGGAGTCGTCGGCCACAGTCATACCTCCATCTCCTCGAAGAAGCGCGCCCACCCCTCCGCCCAGTCGCCCCGGTAGTCCTCCGGCCGCAGCAGCGGTTCGTCCCCGCCGCAGTTCATGATCGGGCACCGGAAGCACATACCGCCCTGCGCGATGTGCTCCGACTTGCCGCGGTACGGGCACGCCTGCGGGCAGGTGTCCGGGACCTCGTGGCGACCCGCGATGATCATGCCCCCTCGTGAACGGCCGCGCTCTCTGGCGCGATGTAGACGGATCGGATCGTGTCCGCCAGCGCCTTCAGGCCCTCCGGCGAGTCGACGTGGTACTTCCCACAGGCGAACCCATGGAGGTACTCCCGCGGCGAGGGGCACCCGCAGTGGCCGTCCACGCGCACCTGCTGCCCGTGCGTCGCGTGCAGCCGCTCCGCCGCCTCCAGCGGGATGCCCGGGCCGTCGGCCACCCAGTAGTACCAGTTCCTCTTGAAGCCCCACCCGAACAGGGAGCCCAGCGCCTTCGAAGGCACTTCCCCGCCGAGCAGGATTCCGATCTCCTCGACCCCGATCCCGGCCGCCTGCAACTCCGCCTTGCAGATTGCCGTAACCTCCGCGATCACCTCGCCAGGCGGGTTCTGCGCCCGCGCCAGGTTCGGGAACCCCGCACCCCGGTTCGACGGATTCAGACCACTGCTTCCGATCTCGATCATGATCCCTCCTCGGGCAGCAGCAGATCCAGCTTGCCCTCGCGCGCCTGTCCCATCGTGCAGCGCTTACCCGTGCGATGGTCCGTCACGCGATCGTCGCGCTCCCGGTACGTCCGCACTTTGTCACCCCGCATGCCCGACCCCACCTGACGCCGCCGATCCTCTGCCCGCCCCGCGTCCTGCGCACCCTGTGCCGCGGCAGCCACCCGAGCCGCCAGCATGCGCTGCGCCGTCTCGCGGTTCTGCTTCTGTGACCTCTCCGAGCAGCACTCCACCCGGATTCCCGTGGGTCGGTGCAGGGCGCGCACCGCCGTGGCTGTTTTGTTGACGTTCTGCCCGCCGTGCCCGGCCGCCTTGCGGAACAGGACCTCCTCCACGTCTTCGGACCGCAGAGGAGGCAGGTCCGGGGCAGGGGTCAGGACGGCCGTCGTGACGGTCGACGTCTGGACGCGGCCGCGCTTCTCGGTGGGAGGAACGCGCTGGAATCGATGCCCCCCCGACTCGTTGCGGAACCACCGTGCCGCGTCCGTCCCCGTCACCTCCAGCGTCACCTGGCTCGGTCGATCGTCCGCGATCTCGATGTCGAGGTCGTGGCGCCGAGCGTAGCGGGCGTAGATCGCGATCAACTCCCGTACCAGGAGCTTCGCGTCCTCGCCGCCCTCGGCTGCCCGGACCTCCACGTAGATCGTCTCCTTCATCTCGCAAGCCTCGGCTCTCCCGCCATCATCGCCAGCATGTCGCGCACGCGGCGCAGATCGTCCACGATCTCCGGCAGCCCCTTGACCGTCGGATTCCCCACGCACACGCTCATCAGACTTCCGATGGCCTCGCTCAGCTGATCCCGAACGCCACCGAAGCAGGAACCCCCAGAACACCGCGGCGCCGCCTCCGCGTTCTCCGCGCGCTGCCAGTCCTTGCGCCGCTCCGCCTCCAGCTCCAGCAGGGCCCGGTGCCGCCCGTCGGACTCGTTCTGGGACTGCGCCAGCAGGGTGCGCGACTCGTGCAGCTTGCTCGCGAGCGCCTTGCTCATCTGCCGTTCGTGTTCGCACGCCTCCCGCAGCTCGAATCGCTCGTAGATCGCGCCATTGACGGCGCCCACCACGCCGTCGATCGGCACGCCCAGGACCTCCGCCATGCCCTCCAGGCGCTTCCGCAGGCAGCGCGCCTCATCCGCGTAGACGTCGCGCTGCGCCGCCAGGCGCTCGACGAACGCGGCGAACGTCTCGTCCTCGCGCGCCCCGTACTTCTCCCGTAGCTTCGCGCTCCCTTCCAACTCCGCGCGATACGAAACCCGCAACGCGTCCCGATCGGCCTCGGCCGCCTGGCGCCGCCGCACCTCCATCTCGAATCCGCGATCTCGATCTTCCGCGTGTGACTTCCATTGGTCTCGTTCCAGAGCCACATTTGATAGCTCCCCACGCAGACCAGTGATGCGCTTGTACGCCTCATCGAGGTCCTTACCGACCGCCGCGAGGCGCGCCTGCAAGTCCATCACCAGACCTCGGTTGTGGAGGCAGGACGGGCACAGGGCCGGGCTCCCTGTCTTGGCCGCGCACGTCGCGCACTCCTGGTACTCCACACCGGAGAGATCCTTTCCGAGCATGTCGCAGTACTCCCGCAGGCGCCCGCGCACCTCCAGTCGATCGTTGGGGCGATCCGGCCCGATCGCATCCTGCTCCACGTCCTCCTCGAAGCCGCTGACCAGGGTGTGCACGAACCCCTGCCTGCTGTCCGGAAGGCAGTTCCGCAGCTTCTCCCGCGCGACCTCCATCCACTCCTTGAACGTCATCCTTCCCTCCTACAGCGTGCAGCGCCACACGCAGAATGCGACCAGCCCGCACACGATCAGCAGCTGCAACACGTTCTCCCAGTGCACGTTCACAGCGTCCTCGTCTCGCCCGGGACCACCCGATCCTTGGCGCCCAGACGGCGCGCCAGGGCCAGGCTGTCGGAGGCCCCGTGATGCATCGCGACGTGTCGAGCGTTGGTCTCCCGAGCGACATCCACCACCCGGCAGAAGTCCTGGTCGGCCAGCGGATCTCCCAGCGCCCCCGCCACGGAATGCGTCACATCGCCGTTGCCGCGACCCAGCAGGTTCTCTTCGGCCACCACCAGCAGGAGCCGGTAGCCCCGCGCCACGCGGCGCAGCACACTCTCCACGGCCCTCGTGTTCTCCTCCTGCCGCTCCGTGGATTCGTTCGGACAACGCGCCGCCACGCAGCAGCTGAACTGCTTGGCCAGCACCTGTGCGGCCTTCATCGCCTGCACGCCCTCCGGCTCCTCGCGCCCCATCTCCTCCACCGTCCGCCGCAGCTGCGCGATCTCCTTGCGCGCGACCGTCAGCTCCTCGATCAGCTCCCGCTTCGTCGTCTTGGTCTTGATCGCCTTCATCTCGTCCTCCGAGAGCAACCCCAGCTGCTCCAGCACCGGGCCGAAGACCTCCGCCTCCAGCCGCTTCGATCCCTTGCGCTTCTGCTCCGCCGTGAGCGGCACGAACCGGAAGTCCAGCTTCATCCCCTGATCGTCCGCCGCCCGGATCACGTCCCCAACCGTCCGCTCGCGCTTGCCCGTCTTACTCGCCATCGCCGTCCCTCTCCGATGCCGCCAGATCGCTCGGCAGCCTCCAGTCGTCCCGGTGCCGAATCTTGACCCGGACCGGCGTGCCATCGATCCGCAGGGCGCGCATCGACAGCGTCTGCTCGAAGGCCAGGTACTGCTCTCCCAGCGGCCTCCCGCCGCCGTGGTCCACCAGAGCGAGCCTCAGCTTCTGGCGCGCCCACACGAACCAGCGCGCCCGGCGATCGTGCAGCACGCGGGTGTCGTACTCCACCGACCCGGGCAGAGATCCCAGCGCGCCTAATGCGAACACGTGTTCGCCTCCTTGCGCCGCTTGCGCATCTCCCGGCGGTACACCAGACCGTGGTCCGGCAGCTCCGCCACGCGGTGCACATTCGAGCACGTCACGCAGACCGGGTTATTCGTGGGCTCGTGCCAATAGCGCGTCTGCTTCCCGCAGAACAAACACTGCTCGGCGATGTGCCTGAAACCAGATTCCGTCTCCGGCGTCTCGCGTACCACTCGAAAGGCCATCCGATCCTCCAGGGCTACTCCGCATCTCGCGGGCAATCTGACCCTCGAACTCTACCTCAACGCGCCCCGTTTGTCAACCGAGGAAGAGCACGGTCGCGGCGCGCCTTTGGGGCCCTCCCTTGCGCGCGTGCTGTTACCGGCCCCATGACCTGCCCTCCTCACTGCCAACGAACGGTGGAGGCGTCCGGAATCGAACCGGAGTCCATCGGAGTCAGGGGCTCACTTCGTTACGTGCGTGGCCACGCTGCCGTCCAGTCCCCGCCGCGTGGCTGCGGGGCCCGTGTCCCAGGTCGCTTCGCGGCGCGCCCTGTGGAGCCGTTGGTTGCCCGTGTGAATTGCGCCAGTCCAGCTACTACGAGCACCTCGCCGGACCAACGTTCCCTAGGCCGCGCACTCCATCGGAGCGGGCGCCATGATCGGGAAGGGGATGACATTCGTTTTCGCGTTTGTCATTCGCGGCCGTTTTATCCCGGAGACCGCAACCCGGGGCACGCAGTGAGCGCCATCACATCCCATGTCGAAACCCATCGCCCCCTCTCCAGGGGAATATGCGGCCTATCGTTGCGTTTGTCAACAGGCAAATTACGGGGCGTTGGGCTCGGTCATGCGGTTGCCGCTGCCGGGGGACACGCGGGCGCCCACGCGCTCACCGATGGCCCGCAGGTCCGCGCGCTGCTCGTTGAGCTTGTCGTCGATGGACCCGAGCTTGTCCTCCATCTTCTCCTGGCGCGTCGAGATGGACTGGACGGTTCCCTGCATAACGCGCTGATCCGACTCCAGCCGCGTGCCACGGTCCTGCTGCGCGCGAATCTCGACCGCCTGATCGTCCTGCCGCTCGGTGATCATCTTCACGCTCACGAACAGGCCGCCCGCTGTGAAGATGATCGGAATGGCCCAGATGAACGCCTTGATCAGGCTATCGCGGTTGATGACCGGCGGCTGCGGCTGCGGGATGGGCATGTACCCCGGAGGTGGCACGGGGTGGATCCCCGTGATCTCGTCCAGCGTTGGGGCACGCGGCATCGTATCGTCGCCCATATCAGGCCTCCTCTTTCAGGATGAACAAATGGGATGTGAAAATCGCGTCCACAACTGTATTGTACACGAAGTATGTTGTGCGGCGCAAGAGGGGTCAGTGGGTGATCGACGATCCGTCCGCGGTGTCCTCCGCGTCCTCCGCATCCTCGGCCACTTCCTCGTCCTCTTCGTCTCGCGCGATGATGTCGAGCGTCTCTCCGCCGTACACCACCTCGTCCTTTTCCATGTCGTAGGCGATGAGCCGGAGCCCGATGACGCTCTCCACGTTGGGGAGGTACTGCTGCACGTACTGGATGCCGCCGTTGGTTGCCTGGTACTCGGTCGCGATGAGGTCCCAGATGTACGCCAGGCGATCCTTGGACGTGTCGCACCCGGCCGCCTTCGCCGCGGTCGCCGCCGCCAGGTCCATGTTGGCGCGCTGCGCGGGGGTGGGCCTGCCCAGCGTGTACGGCTTCTGGCGCTCGCTGCCGGTGTCGGCGCCCTTTCCGTTGGGGTCCGCCGCCGCGGCCTGCGCGTCATCGTGCAACAGCGCATCGATCGCCATGACCGACTTGCCCTCCAGCTTCGCCCGCCACTCCGACGCGTTCTCCGCGGTCACGATGTTGCAGAGCATGCGCGCCTTGGTCCAGCCGAGCGCGCGGATCCATCCCGTCACGTTCTTGGGCAGGAGGGCGAGCCACTCCTCGGTCTTGATGAGCTGCTGCGCC